TGCTAGGCTGCCAGTCTATGACTGGATGCGCAAACACGATGACATCTGTGTAAAAGAGCTAGAGACTGGCCTATCTTTTGACGAAGCTAAAGAACGTGAAGTCTTCTATATCGCCAAGTTTAAGGAAGAAGGGCATAGACTCCTCAACCTAACTTCTGGTGGAGATGGCATGCTAGGCTATGTTCATTCTGAAGAAACAAGGAAAAAGAAATCAGAGTCAATGAAAAAGACTCTTGGTGGAAAGCCCGCATTAAACAGAGGTACAACTCATACAGAAGAAGCTAAGAAAAAGATGTCTGACGCTCATAAAGGGAAAATTTCTCCTAACAAAGGTAAAAAACTTTCTGAAGAATGGCGTAAAAATATGTCAGAATCTCACAAAAAACGTTGGAAGAACATAAAAGAAAATAGTTAAATCTCGTCGGGCGTAGGCTCCTCGCGTATAGCTTCTTCCTCTAACTCGTCTAACTCTGCGTCTTCCCCGTCTAGCTCAATGGAAGATATATAGATACCTACAACCGTCAATCTTCCGCAGACGTAGCAATCCGACACCGCGCCTGGAGATAATTCAATTGGAACCGTAACGCTTATCAAACGGGTAATGATGTTGCCGCTGATGTCTACGCTATCAGCTTCCCATAGACTGTTTTCATCTATCCAGCATCTTTCACAGATCGGCACGAGACTGTCATCGTACGTGCGGATATGCTTCATTCGCTAACGGTCTCCATAGGGCTACTGTACCACTTTTTCTTAGCGTAGTGTCTGGAGAATCCTTTATCTGCGTCGATAAGATATTCCCTATCTCCGATTAACTCTGCGTCTGGTCCTTGTGGGTTACCGTCAAGTGAATCCTTAAGAGCCTTACCAATCCAGTTTGCAGCCTGTACAGGAACAGCCTTGCCCCACACCGCCGCAAGGTGTGAGTAGTCGCGTGAACTTTCAATATTCCAATCATCAGGAAGACCTTGTATACGCACAGACTCTCTGTGTGTGATAAGTCGTGGTTGCGTTGGGTGAACAACGTGATCTAAAGCCGAGCCAGTTAATACGTTGCACCAGTGATCTTCCTTCCAGCGATATGGTTGAGAAAATCCAAGCTTAAAATCTTTACGAATAACGCGTGGCGAGATGTCTATCCATTTCTGAGGGAACTTACCGTCGTTTAAGTCTACGGCTTTCTTTAGTGCGCCGCCTGTGTCTCCGTTTCCTTCCCAGCCTTCATTGCCGATGATGCTAAAGATCTCTTCGATGCGTTGCGCATGTATATTTGATTTACCGATGTGTCCGTCAACCATGTTGTTTTTTGTGCGCAGGTGCTTGACGTACTTTGACGGAGATGGCGCGGTGTACTTTTGCTTGTTCCACGTCTGAGGCGTCTCCGCAAGATCACCGATGATGTCCATGATACGTGGAAGTTGTTTTGGTTCGGTAATCGGTGTTGAAAACTTAAGTCCAGATTCAACCGCTACCCAGAAGTAGCGCGGGCGATATAAAAATCCGCCAACCTGTAGGTTATTTTCCTTAACATGATACAGATCATATTTTTTACCGGAGACCTGTTCAACCATGTCGCGATACTTAACCATTACGTCGCGTCCTTGCGTGTATGCCTGCTGGACACACTCAAAAACAATGGCGCGTGGTTTTACTCGTCCTGCGTATTTCATAAAGGCTACGGTGTGCTCGTGCGCCTTAGAGTCAGGTCCACGGTTAGCAGGGCCAGACCATACGGACCAACCAGAGCAAGGAGGGCAACCCATAACTACGTCTGCCTTTTGTACTCGCCACTCGTTAGGATCATCTGAAAACTCCGCGGTCCAATCATCTCCAAGAAGATGACGGTTGTTTTCTGCAACGACGTTTCCAAAGTTTAGTGTCCCTGTGCGCTGAATCATCTTCATATCATTTTGTACGAAGCCAAGACTCATGAACGCGGCAAGCCCGTTGCAGTCGATAAAGGTATGTTGTGACAAGGCAATAACCCTTCGTAGTTCCTAGGGTAGGACCTTATACCGACTTACCATTTACCGCGTGCTATCTACGCAGAAAGATTAGCTTTTTTCTCTACCTCTATCATACCTACCTCATAGCCGCAACCTGCGTATCCCGCGATGTCAATCCAGGAATCTCCCTGGAACCCGGACTTATTCGCGTAACGCGCAACCTTTAACCCAACCATCATCATCGCAACATCTTCATTTGATATCTCGACGCCAAGGATCATTGACCATACCTTCGAGATACGGGCAAAGTTTTCCTCAGGACCTCCGTATTGCGTGTCCCTGTCCCCTGTGATGATCTTTGCGGCCTCGCGTAAAGCCTCAACACGATACTGAACTACTGCGTCATTTTCTGTCATTTATCTTCTACCTTCGTGCGAATAGTGATGATTCCTGTAAGTACGTTTCCTTCATCGCGTTTATCCTTGATCTGCAACTCTGAGTCTACAGGCAGAGTCGCGTTTTCGTCACCGCAAAAATCCTGCCAACGCTGCTTAGCACCCTCCATAATCTCAGTCAAGGTAGATCCTGTAATAAAAAATTCAACTGTAGATCTCATTATTGAACTCTCTTTTGAAGTTGATGAGGTGAATAGTGAGCTCCATCAAGGATAGGTTCCTTATCGTCGTTAGACTTAAAGATGATGTCGCCGTAGCGAATTCCTACAACCTTGCCTCTACGCCCGTTATGCATAGAACCTGTAGAACCTTGATACGCATCAAGCTTTACACGTACTTGATCTCCTACGGTAATTGCGCCAGGTTGTGCGTCAATCCATACCTCGTTAGGTACCTCAGGAGTTACCGCGTGACCAAGCGCTAGCTTGTTAAATAACGCAAGTACTTCTTTTTGCTGAGGATCAGATAATTTTAGAGGCTCCCATGCGGAAAGAAGTTTTAGTAGCGCATTTCCTACGCCGACCTTAACCTTTGCCTCCTGCATCTGTTCTTTAATCCACTGCTCGTTGATCTCAGGCACTGTAATCTACCTCCCTTGGTAAACATTTTGCGCACATTTCTGGGCTTGCACCACGACCTACGTCGTCAATTGCGCGCTGACACAGAGCACACTTTACTCCGATGTCCTTAACCTTGTAGCCGTCTAGTTGTCGTTGCTTATTGCGTTCCATCTTTTCAAGGTAGAACTTATCAAGCATCTCGTCTGTTCCACCCGCCGCAACGATTATGTTTGCAACAAAGTGAAGAACGTCAACCGCCTCCTTCACGATCTCCTCGCGATCAGCGTAAGGTTCATCGTGCTGCCAAGGCTTCCATGAGATTGCCTGGCGCATCTCGGCAAGTTCATCGTCGATGGCAAGCATGTTCCACCGCATGTATTCAACTAACCTGCGGATGTTGTTTGGCTTGTCACCCTCCATCTCATCGTAGTTGATGAAATAGACATCTTTTTGAAGATCACGTGTTTTTCTTAACCAACCTTCAAACAATATTCCCATTGCTATGCCTTTCTACTAAATATCTCAAGTGAGTCTGATAGCATAACTGCCGCATCCCGCTTGTTTGGAATTGACTGTACGTACGTTTCTCTTTGTTCCTTTGCCAGCTTGTTTCTTTCATCCGCTGACATTTCCTCGATACTTGACGCGATGTGAAGCCAAGGTTCTCCTAGGGCACCACTTTCACGCCAGTCAGTTGCAACCGGTGTAAGCGCATTTATAGATTGAACTAGTCTGTACGTCCACCAGGTTCCTCCGGTTTGGTACGGACTAATAAGTGCGCCTATGCCACTTGCGATCTGTGCGGAAACCTGTTCATCTGTCCAACCCTTGTGCCACTTCATCGGCACGGTAGGACTTGATAACGTCGCAAGTGTAGATTTAGTCCAGTTGGTTGAGAAGTTTTCAACTACCCACTTTTCACGACGTTCAATCTCAATAGGGTCCTGCATCGTAAGTATGTATGAATCTAGGTTTATACCTTTTATAGACGCGGCCGCGTTGGTTGGCAGCTGAGATATAACCTTTCCGGTTCCGGACCATGGAAGAGACGGATATAAGGTTGTTGGCCATGTATCGTTTAATAGATAATCAACCACGCCCATAAGGTCGTCAAGAACACTAGGTGTGTTGGCGTGCATGTAACCTTTGCGATATGAATAGAACGGCTTTGTCATGTTCTGTGGATTCTTTGTCATCGCGCGAAGGCTTGCGGTAATTCTTACAGGCTCAGGTGCGTCAATGTAGAGTGCAAGCTTGTCTGAGTCACGTAGAACGTCGATGATATTTAGTGCGCCGTAGATACGGTTTGCACTTAAGCTTGTTAGAGGACTTAACCCAACAAGAACATGATCGTACTCGGTTAGATCAGAAAGCTCCCACGATATCTCCGGGTCTGTTTGAATAACCTCGTGCCCCTGAGTTGAAAGAACGTGTGATAGTAGACTCGCAAAAGAAAGTGATCTTCTACTTGCGTCTGTAGACGCGTGCGGTGCGGACATTCCCGTTAAAAGAATCTTACTCATGCGCGTGTCCCGTCCGCGTTTAACTTAACGCCCTTGTCCTCGGCAACCGCACGTTCAATAATTCTATTACAGTGCTCAACAAACTTGTCGTAGTGTGGAATATAAGGTGCAAGTGCATTTCTCTGCGCAAGTGCAGCCTCTGCTAGTTCATCGGTGGACATCTTTTCAACGTCCGCTATCTTTAGCTTATACGGATCGCCTAGTGGATCACCTTCGCCCTTGTCGGTGACAAGAATAGATCCAACGTGAGCTGCGTATAAAAAGCGGCTACGCCACCAACCGGATCCAGCGTGCGGATACGGCGGAGAAAGAATTCCCCAGTGCTTGTTATAGAACTCGAGTACGTCTTGCTCAGTGTCAAAACGTTGGCCGCCAAGTTTTTTAATAAGCTTACGACTGCCAACAATTTCAACGTGCCAGTCAGGATTCTTTCTTTCAAGCCAGGTATCATGTGGCATGAGAGCTCCAAGTACCCAAGCTCTTTTCTTGTGTTCTGGCGCGAGCGCGGTTACAGGTTGAAGTGTTGGAACAACCGTTGACGTTGGGTCAAGAGCTTCAATAGGTCCTAGCTCAACAGGCATACGCTTGCGCACTATAGATCTATCACCGAAAGAATACATAGGACAAACTGGAACCATACCTGCCGCCCAACGTGTATCTATAAGATCTGTTGAAGCTTGAACAAGACGCTTCTCCCAAGGTTTAATGTTTTCATCGTTATCCATCATGTAGTAGCGTTCGATGTAGCACTTCTTTGCCGCGTCTGGGTTTGCCTGCTTAATTCTTTCAAGTGCAGCCTCGATGTCCGCACGACTAAAGTAAGTTGCGCCTTCCTCACCGCGATGCTCAGTTCCAACTAAAAGATGCTTGTACAACATCTCAGGTTTACGGATTAACGCACGTGCCCCATT